CGAAATGGCCGTGCGGATCGAGGATCGCGCATTCAAGAATGGGCGCGAGGCGGCCGCAGAATCGGGCGTCGATGCTGTTGATTGCTTCCACGTCTGCCAGCATGGAATTCAGCCTCTCAATCTCTGCCGTATCGGCCGCGTACTCCTGCCGCAGCATGGTGACTTCCTGACGCAGCCGGTTGCGCTCGGCAACGGCGCATTGATGGCAGTCGCAATCGGCGATTGGTTCATGTGGTTCATGTGGTTCATGCAACTTCGGCGGCTGCGGGGCGGCGTTGACTCCAGCCATATATACCGCCGCCATGCCGGCATGCCATTTCAGCCCGCGTACGTCATACATTTTTTCGTGCATTGCGGATAACGTCGATTCATCCGGCTCAACCGGAACAAGCTTCCATTTCATGATTGGCCTTTCTCGCTCAGGGCGGCGTCGATTGCTTCGCGAAATTCTTTTCCATCTGATGTGTCGGACAACACCCCGACGCAATAGCGGAGGACGACCCCCGGAAGTTTTCTTAGCAGCCAATCCAGTCGCTCAGCATCCCGTGCCACATCGGCGGGCGGTTCGGGTGGGGTCGGTGAAAGCCATTCTTGCCACGACAAAACTGCGGCATCGTCTAGCTTCAGCCCACGAAGCGCAGCCCACTCCTTCAGCATGTCAACGACGGCAGACGCGTCTACCCGCGCCCCAACTTGAATCGTCTTTTCCTGTGTCGTCAGGAATCCGGCGAAATCGTAAATTGCGCCTGAAATCAGAAGGTGCAGCCCATCCGGCACGCTCTGCGCTGGCGGGGCGGTGTAGAGAGCAATAGCGCCATCGTCTGTTTCTGCGCAATCCGTCCAGCCGAACGGCTCAGCTTTGAAATATCCGAACGGCTCAGGTTCCGGCGCGTCCACCAGCTCTTGCAGCAGGGCTGCAAAAACTTCGCAAGTTTCTTCGTAAGAGAACATGTCGGAACTGTCCGTTTCCCAGTCTCTCAGCGCCTGTTCGATTTGTTGCTTCTGCTCTGCGTTCATTCCCGCCACTCCTTAGACGTTCTTCTCCACACTTGCGACATTCCGGCCTGCGTCCGCTTGATCAGCCCAGCGTCACGCGCCCGTCGTTTTGCCGCCCTCGCGGCCTTGTTCTCGCCAAGATTCTTCATCACCACATGCGTTCCGACCGGTAGGCTTGCGATGCGCTTCAAGATCGCCAGTTCCTCGGCCCGTTCGGCTCGCATCCGTTCGTCCCTGATTGCTGACGCTGGATTCAGTTTGCTCAGGTGAGTGAGCAGATCGACTGGTGAGGCCAGCAGTTCGTCGGCGGTGATCATGCGGCTTGCTCCCCACGTCGCCAGAAATCCTGCACGTCCTTTTCAGCCTTCATCAGGGCATCCAAAGCCATACCCTCTGGCGCAATTTGCAACAGCTCTTCCAGCCAGTTTGCCGACTCCATCAGCGCTTTCAGATCGTCACCAAACGCGACGAATCGATTGCTTTTCCGGTGGCGCATGCCGATCTGGTAAAGCCCTTCCGCCGCAGCTTCAAACGTCTTCTGGCTTGGCGCGATCTGGCGGCGGGCCTCTTCGTTGCTGGTGGCGTGAAATAGCCGGCTGGCCAACTCGAACGAAAACAGGTTCATTTCGTTCAGGCTTGTCCAGCCGCTCAGGCCCAACTTTGACCGCCTGAGCGCGTCTATCTGGGCGCGGAATGGCATGATCAGGGCCATGACTTGCTCTTGGCTGATTGACTGTGTGCTGGCGCGGAAGATCGTGCTGTAAATGATCTTGTTCGCGTGGTCTTTGCTGATTGGCTTCGGCGTGTATTTCTTGCGCGGTGATTTGGATTTGGCCATGGGTCACCCCGCCAATTTATGCGTTGTCTGGCGAAGACCGTTCTGCTGAGTGACAATCGTCTTGATGCCTGTTGGCGTCTTGCTTTTCGCTGGCTCTTCGCCGTCATCGATGCGCTGGATGAACCCGGTTCCCGTCTGCCCGGTGTGCTTCATGTAATCCAGTTCCAGCTTCCCGGAGTTGATGATGGTCTGCGCCAGCTCTGCCATCGCCCTGGATTTGTCGAGCGTTTCTGAGGTCGCATCTGGCTTGCTGAGCGCCTTCATTTGGGCAAACAGCAGGTCCCGAACGTCGCCTATTGTTGGTTGCGTCATGTCGTTTTGCCTTTTTGTTTTGCGTTGATCTTGCGCTGCAGTGCCCCCTTGATCTGGCATAGCTCTGCCAGTTCTTTCGGCAGGTTGTGCACGCTATTGCGGCGCATGTTTTCCTTGCGAGTTATCAGTTCAAGATTTTCAAGCGCGAAATTGGCCTTGTTGCCGTCGCGGAAAATCAGGATGTGGCCGGGCGGGATATCGTTTCCTGCCTCCCGCCAGATCAGATGGTGGACGTTTACATAATCTCGTCGGGTGACGCCTGTATCTGCCATCTTTCGCTGCAGATAGCCTTCATAGGTAACACGCTCATGACCGATTGGATGCCACATGCGAGGCTTTTGCCCCGGCTTAAATCGCGTCTCCGCGCTGCGCCCGCCTGCAACGAAGGGCACGCCCTTGTTCCACGGTGTTTGCTCAGAGTGGAAAAGGCATTTCCTGCCGCCGTGGTTCGGGTTTTCCATCGCTCTGCGTGACGTTTCCGCAATTGTCTCCGGTGTTTTCTTGATTCCGCTGCTGTTGGCCTTGCCGTATATTTGAGCCACGGTTCTGCCGGGCAGAAGCGGCAACAGGTATTTGGCGCGGGTTGTCGGGTAGTGTTGTCTGAGCACGTCGACTTCTTTCTCGGTCCAGAGGCGGCCAGCCATAGCTTCCTCCATAAAAAACGCCCGACTGCTGCGGGCGCTGTGGTTGATCTTCCGGCACGTTCGGCCAGTTGTCGTAGGGGCACGGCACTATTCAAACTCCCGCCCAGCGAGCCGCTCATGCAGACCAATGATCTTCTGATCACGCTCGCGCAACTCGTTGGTCAGGGCGACCACGCGATAGCCAAGAGCCTTGTTGGCTTCTTCCAGCGCCGCGTTCTGATTGCGCAACGATTCAATCTCGCTCGTCGTGCCCATCGCGTCCGCCACAAGCGCAGTCAGCGCAGGGTGGGGGATATCGATATCTTCCGTGCCGCCATGCAGCAGCAGTGCGTTGTCTGTTTCTCGGTTCATTGTTTTGTTTGCTCCTTGTTTGCCTGCCTTGTCTTGCCCCGCCTTGCCCAGCCGCGCCTGGCCTCGCCCCGCCTGCCTTGATGCTCACTTGCGAGTTAGCACCCGCAGCGCCACGTTTAGCGGCACGCCGTTCGAGCAAAGAAAACGGGCCGCGTGATACGGCCCGAGGTGTCGTTTATGGCGTTGCGCGACAAGTACTATGTTGCGCGTGAAATGGTCTTTTCGCTGGCAGGTCATTGCGGAACATCGCCGAGCAGATCGCCAGCCTCGGCCATTTCGCGCTGCTTGATTTCTGCCAGCTCGGCTTCGGATGGCTGCCAGTTGCTGCCCGCCGGTGGTGTCCACTCGCCGGTATCGCCGTCAACATTATCAGGCAGCGAAGCTGGCGCATCATCAGGCATCACCGAGTATTCGCCCTTGAGCGCATCCTCGTAATTGCCGGCTTTTCCCGCTTCCGTGTTGCTGTCGATGCTGGATGCGGTCGCCAATTCGATGCTGACCGGCAAATATTTGAACAGTCGGCGTAGTACGGTCTTGCGGCCCATTTCAACGAAGTGCTGGCCCCATACCGTCTTGCCTTTTTCCCGCGCAAACTTGTAGTTCTGGCTGGCGTCGCGGATTTCTTCGATCTGGTCGCGGCCCATGACTTCGAATGCGTAGCCGCCGCCAACCAGTTTGGCGACCGCGTAAAATGCGATTGGCTCGCCACGACCTGTTAGCGCCGGCTTGTGGATCAGCTTTTCATCCAATCCATAGCTAAAGTGGAACTCATCGTTCTGGCAAACCTCATGCGCAGCGATGCTGATGATCTGACCTGAGCGGCGAGCAAGATCAATCAGCCCCTTGTAGCCGAACACGATCTGAACGTCAGTTGTGCCTTTCTGACGGTTCTCGAACGGGATCAGATATGCGTGACCGAGCGGCGTGTTCGGCTCCAGCCCAAGCGTAGAGCAGGTAACAACCGCGCCCATCAGCGACTCAACATTACAGTTCAACAGCTTCGGCGTAGTGCGCATGGCACCAAGCGCCAGCTTCAGCATCCGGTCTGCGTCAACGTGCTTCGGCAGCACGGCGGCAAGGTTGGCCTTCTGGCCTTCCATGAAGGATTTCACGTTACCCATACCGGCTTCCGCGCCGGTCATCTTTACGATTTGGCCGGGCTTTAGCGCTGCGGCCAGCTTTGCGTTTGCGTTGCTCATTTGATCCTCACTTGATAATCAGCGGCCGGGCTCCAGCCTGCTCAGTTGTGTGCTTGTTGATGATGTCGCGGACGATTTCAGCCAGATCAGCGTGGCCGGCATCGACCAGCTCGGCCTTGATCTCTGCCGCGGCATCCTTCCAGTTGGTTTTCTGGCTTGGCTTGTTCTGCTTCCAGGTGGCAAGCGGTGAGCCTTGCAGGTCGCACACGCCGGAATGCGGGCCAATGAACGACTGAATCGCGGCTTTGACGGCGTTCATTTCATCGTCCACGCCTTTGGCCTTCTGTTTCAGTAGTTGATAGGCCTCGATCGCATGAACGATGTCGTCGCTTGCCAATACCAGATCGTCACGCGTGTTCGTCGGGAACAGTGCCAGTGTTTCTTCTGGCGTGCGCGGTGCTGGCGGCTGGTCTGCAACACAGCATCCAATCCAGAACTGCCGGCCCGCGTCGATCAGGCTGGCAATCAGCGATTCATCGCGGTCAAT